GAGCTGCAGGCACCAGTTTGGCTTGTCATGACAACTGCCATCACAGGATTCTCTCAGTATCGCGCCAGGTCATTTGTCTGGGCATACAACAAGTGGCTCATCGCAGACCCACAATCAACCGCACTGGGTACGTTCTCCGACACCAATGGCGCTCACTGGGGCGTTGATGTCCGGTGGGAGTTTGGTACGGCTATCGTCTACAATTCAGGCATGGGGGCAGTATTCCACGACCTTGAGCTGGTGGCCTTAACCGGGCGAGTTGACGCGGATACCGTCATCAGCACGTCATGGTCTTATGACGGTATCGACTACACTGCCGACGCACCCATCGCCACTGGTGGGCCAGGCGACTTCCAGAAGAGATTGTGCTGGCGGCGACAGGGCAAGATGCGTAACTGGAGGATTCAGAAGTTTACCGGCGACAGCAGGGCGCACCTGTCATTTGCCAGACTGGAGGCTCGAATTGAGCCGTTGATGTTCTGATGACCAATCCTAGACCACTAACACGCGAAGAATTGGCGAAGTTTCTCCCTGACCAGCGATCCATTCGGGCATTTGAGCAGCTATTTGAGATCATCCCTGGCGACTTGGTCATACTGATCAAGCTGATCGAGGAGGTTGGCATTGACGCTGTCTCAGCTATGGCTAGGGCCGAAAGCAACAGCGCATCCTTGTCACGCATCGCCGAGGCATTAGAGCTGCTCACAAGCGCCCCAGTTGAGCCTGAGATAAAGCACCCAGTAGTTGATGCCATCGACGTAAACCGATACGCGCCTATTGATTACGCAAGGGGCAGGATGTGGTGGAACGATCAGGATGACACACTAAACATTGGCCACGATAACGATGTTGTACAACAGGTAGGCCAAGAAACCTACATGCACGTCGAGAATGACACTGGGTCGTTGATCCCAAATGGATCTGTAGTTGGATTTGCTGGGGTTAATGGCTACATCAAGTGTGCGCCATACATTGCAGACGGGTCTATTCCTTCTGAGTATTTCATTGGAGTACTCACTCAGGACTTGGCTGACGGCGAGATCGGCATGGCCACGCTGTATGGCAGGGTTCGAGACTTCGACACCACTGGCGTACCTGCTGGAGAAGTCTGGGTCAAGGGCGATATTCTGTACGCCTCTCCAACCGTCGCCGGGTACTTCACCAACGTCAGGCCAACGGCACCGAATCAAGTGGTAATTGTGGCCGCTGTTATGGTGGTTAGCGCCACTGTCGGCGAGGTAATGGTTAGAACAACTGTCCCAACAGGATTAGCGTACGCCAACTACTATTCAACTATTGACCAGACACCAGCCGTAGCCAATACAGCGTATGAGGTTACATTTAACGGAACCGGATCAGAGCATGACGTGTCACTGGTGTCCAGCACAAGGATTACTGTAGATCAAGCCGGGCTGTACAATGTAAATGTCAAACTTCAAGGCACATCATCAACTGCGTCATCGTCTACTATTTACGCATGGATAGCGATCAACGGCACTGACGTGGCCAACAGCCGGGCAGACTTTACCATCAAGGCAAACGGCGATACCAAGCTGGTGTCTTATATGTATCAGGTCAGCCTTGTTATCGGCGACTACGTTGAGGTTCGATGGGCTGCAGACACGGTTAATTTACGACTTGACGCAATAGCCGCGACGGCATTTGCGCCAGCAGCGTCTTCTGCCTCAGTATTCTTAACGCAGATACAACTTTAAGGTGAAATCATGACAGTCAGTAACAAGGTATTGATCGCCCCGGTACTGCTCGCAGCATCGCAGGTAACGCTCTACACAGCACCGACAGGAGCCAAGGCAATCATCGACAAGGCAACTGTGACTAACACTCACGCAACGGATAACCTTGCCGTATCGGTTAACCTGGTGGCGTTCGGTGGATCTGCTAGTGCCACCAATCTTCTGGTAGACGCAAGAATAGTCGCTGTTGGCGAGACCTATACGCTTCCTGAGATGGTAGGCCATAACCTGGCGACCGGCGACTTCATTAGCGTACTGGCCTCTGCTGCGTCATCTCTGTCTCTGCGGGTGTCTGGTAGAGAGATAACTTGATTGTAGTTGATAAATAGCCCAAAATGTGGTCAGGCGAGTATCCGAGTTCCGTCTGCTCAAATGTTCCCTGAAAAGGAGATGATAATTGAGCGTAGCACTGGTTAAACCATTCGCAATAGCCAAGCATGAAGGTGTCGAGCAAGTCGAGGCCGCGATGCTGAATCTGCCACAAGCTGATTGCCCTGTAATCCATAGGTTTGCCCCAGGCTTGTATATTCGAGAGCTTACCATACCTGCTGGTGTGTTTGCCGTCGGTCACAATCAAAAAAATCGAAATTTAAATATTGTTCTGTCAGGAAAGTTTTTGATGGAGGTTGATGGCGAAATTAAAGAAATGAGCGCCCCGTTATTTTTTGTTGCCGAGCCTGGCAGGAAAAGTGGGCTTGCGCTTGAGACAGTTGTTTGGCAGAACATTTATGCAACTGAAGAAACCGACATAGACAAGTTGGAAGATATGATCTTTGATAAAAGCGATACCTGGACAACTCACAAAAAAGAAACTGACATATATTTGTCTAGTTTAAAAGATCCAGATCGAGAAGATTACCAAAAAGTTTTAAATGAATTTGAAGTAAGCGAAGAGTTTGCTCGCTCAATATCAGAAAACAAAGACGATCAGACCTTAATGCCTGATGAGTGGGCAGGGGCGACAGCCGTCAGAGATTCTAACATTGAAGGAAAAGGCTTATTCCTTACATGGCCAGTACCTGCTGAGACTATTATTTCGCCAGCTAGAATTAGCGGAAAGAGAACCCCAGCAGGCAGGTATGTCAATCACTCAGCAACACCGAATTGCAAATACGTTAGGCTTTTTGATAACGACCTTTATTTAGTAGCTAAGCTCGATATTAACGGGTGTCAAGGTGGCGGCAAAGGGGAAGAGTTGACTGTTGATTATAGGCAGGCAGTTACACTTAATTTGTTAGGAGAACAATAATGAGCGGATTAGCAACAGCAATAATTGGTTCGGCCGTTGTCGGGGCTGCTGTTTCATCAAGGTCAGCAAGCAAGGCGGCAAAGGCGCAGCAAGAGGCATCTGGCGCAAGCATTGACGAGCAACGCGCTCAATTTGAGGCTATGCAGCGCACGCTGAAGCCATACGTCGATGCTGGAACACCGGCACTCCGACAGATTGCATCTTATTCAGATATTGCTCAACCGGCACTTAATGAGCAGCAAGCATTGATTGGAATGTTTGGCGCAGAGGCTCAACAGCAGGCTATCAATCGAATCGAGGAGTCACCGCTGTACTTGGAGCAAGTTCGCCAAGGCGAAAACGCGATACTGCAGAACGCATCAGCAACTGGCGGTCTTCGCGGTGGAAATATCCAAGCTGCACTGGCGCAGTTCAGACCAGCAGTTCTATCTCAGATGATCGAAAACCAGTATTCCAAACTTGGCGGTATGGCTGACTTTGGTGGAAGCGCAGCACTGAATCTTGCAAAAATGGGCCAAGCGTCTGGCGCTGGTGTCGGTGCGGCAGGCATGAACATGGCGTCTAACATTGGTACTGCATTGACGAACACTGGTCAAGCACAGGCACAAGCACAGCTTGCTAAAGGTCAAGCCTGGGGCAATGTTGCTGGATCGGTTGGGTATTTGGGCGGCATGGGAATGCAGGGCTATGGCCCGTTTGCTAGGTCAGCAACACCGCCTCCATCAGTTCCGCAAAGTTATGTAACCGTTCCCGGCGCACCGGGCGCTGTTCTACCAGGCCCATAGGAAACCATCATGGCACTAGATTATTCAAGTTATCAGGCAACAAACCCGCTTTCTATGGCCATGCAGGGCTTTAAGGACGCTGGCGCTATTCAAGCAGCGAAACAGCAGCAGCAAATTGGTCAGCAGACCTTTGAGCTGAACCAGATGAAGGTTGATGCGTACAGGAAGGCCCAGGACAAGCAGAAACAGTTCCAGCAAGCCGTTTCGAGTCTTGGCCCAAACCCGACAGCAGATCAGGTTAAGGGGGTTCTGGTTGATTTCCCAATGTTTAGCGAGTCAATCAAGCCACGGTGGGACATGCTCAACGAGGCGCAGCAAAAGACTTCTTACTCGTTTTATACTCAACTTCTGGCAGCGGTAGAGGCTAATCGCCCAGAGGCTGCTATTAAAATTGCTCAGGAGAGGGTAGATGCCGCAAGGGCTTCTGGCAATGATGAAGAGGCCGCCGCACTAGAAGCGCAGATATTAAACATCCAATCTAGCCCCGAAGGTGCAAAATTAGGATTGATCATGTCTGCCGGTGTAGTTGCGCCAGAAAAGCTCCCTACTCTGATGGCCGAGTTAGCAAACATTCGACGCGCAAACGAATTGCAGCCCATGTTGAAAAAGAAAGCCACTGCAGAAGCAGCGAAAGCAGCTATCGACGCAAAATTTGCAGAGTCATTGGCTGCCGCAGAAGCCTCGTCAAAAGGATTTGATATCAGCTCATTTATAACTGACCCAGCAATTGCAAAGCAGAACAAGCGCATAGCTAACCTGATAAACGCAAGAGATCGAGCGACAAGCGACCTATCTATTCGGAAGCTGGAGAGCGACCTTAATGACGCTCAAATTGCACGAGATGAAGCGACTCTTGAGAAAGCCAGTGAGGTAGAAAAAGCCCAGCTTAATGTTGATACAATGATGCTCACCATTGCAGACTTGGAGACGTTAGGCAATCAAGAAATAACCACGTTTGGAATACCATTTCAGAACGTCCGTGACGCTGCAACTGGTACGCTAGAGGGAAGTGACTCATGGTACAACTATACATGGAACCCGGCCGTGGCTGACTATCAGGAAACCATTAAAACGCTTCAGGATCAAGTATTCCTAACTCAGATTCCCAAGATGAAGGGAATGGGCGCATTGAGTGGCCCAGAGGGGAACCGATTGGCTGGTGCGCTTAAGAGCCTGTCTCTGCGCCAGAGTAGCGAGCAACTAAAAAATAACATCGCCACCATAAAAGAGCTAACCAACAAGGCTCAAGAGTTTTTGCAAAAAAAGTACGGCGATATCGGAGCCAACACTGCTGCAGCCAGGGGTCGAAGTTCCGCTGGAGGCATGGGGGTTCAAGTTCCTGGCGCGCAAACTCCAGTTAGTGGATTTAAACTAATAAGCCAAAGCACAGGGCCATAATCATGGCAACAATTTATAAAGTGCAAGCACCTGACGGCTCAATCCTAGAAATTGAAGGCCCGGATGGGGCAGACGAAGCGCAGATCATGCAAGCTGCCGCTGATCTATACCAGCCACAGCAGCAGGCAGCGCCACAGCAGCCAGTACAAGCGCCACAGTTCGGCGGCATGGAGTCGGCTGCAGAGATACCTGGACAAGAGTTTGCTGGCGGCATGGGTGTTCAAGTGCGACAGCCACCACCAGAGCCTGGGCCTCAAGGGCCATTTTCCGAAAGCGAGATAATGGGTGCTGCAGAGACAGCTCTAACTATGGGTACTGCTGCAACTACTGGCCTTGTCGGTGGAGTTGCTGGATTTCTCGACACTCTAGCTAAAGAGATTGAGAGCGGTCAGCTTGGTACAGCAGAGGCTGCTAAACGGATACGCGACGCTTCCATGAGGGAAATGAAGCGAAGCACCTATGAGCCAAGGTCTCAAACTGGTCAGCGTAACGTGCAAGCCATTGGAGATTTAGCTGGCGCTGTAGGCACTCCGTTTATGGGGCCAGCGACAAGCGCATTAGGGATGACTGCAGGTAGGCTGGCGGGTGCGTCTGCACCGATAGTAGCCCCGTCACTTGCAGGCGTTACAGAGCGAGCTGCGACCATGATGCCAGACCGTCGTGCGCCTGATACTGCCGCCAGGAGCGTTGGTGCAGCGCAGACCCCAGACTCGATACGCAGGGTTGCTGTAGCCGAAGGTATGCCTGTGCCGTTCACTGGTGACTCCGGTGTGACGTTAGGGCAGGCCACGCGAGACTTCGAGCTGTTGCAGTTTGAAAAGGAATCAGCAAAAAACCCCGAGCTTGGTCGGCCACTGCGTGAGCGCGTTGAGAGACAGAGCGCGGCACTACAGGGAAACCTTGACGCACTGTTTGAAAGTGCTGGGCCAGTCTCCATTGACGCCAGAGAAATAGGGCAGGCAGTTGACCAGGCGCTGGTCACTAGGATGAAAGTTCAGAAGAAGAAGGTGGACAACCTGTACAAGCAGGCCCGTGATGACGGGGAGATGGTTGGAAACGTGGAGATGTCCACTATCCCAGCCATGCTGGACGAAATATGGGAGGCATCCGATGTTGCGCCCAATGCTGCAGCGATTAGAAAATCGGCTATAAAGCGCGGCATTGTTGTGGAGGCGAGAGATGGTACGCTTAGTCCTGGTCGCGTATCGGTCAATGATGCGGAGAATTTCCGTATAGCAGTAAACAATTTGTCCACCATATATGACCCGCAACAGGCTCGAATACGTCGTATTGCTATCAACGCTATTGATGAGGCGACCAAAGACAGTGGCGGCCCAATCTATCAAGCCGCCCGTAAGGCGCGGGGAAAGTTCGCGCAAGAATTTGAAAATGTCGGTATTACCAAGCGACTACTGGCAGAGAAAAAGGGTACTAACGAACGGGTCATCGCGTTTGAGGACGTGTTCAAAAAGATCATTCTTGACTCGCCTATTGAAGAGATCGGCAAGCTACGAGCAACACTTCTGAAGGGTGGCCCAGAAGGCAAGCAAGCGTGGATAGACCTGAAGGCCAAGCTGCTTGATTACGTCAAAGAAAGTTCAATTTCAAAAAGTCAAACTGATTCCCGTGGTTTGCCGCTGTTGTCACCGGACAAGTTGTCCAAGACAATTGAGGCGCTGGACACTAGGGGCAAGCTAGAGGCGTTGTACGGCAAGAAGCAGGCGCAAATCTTGCGTGACCTAGCCGAGATATCTAGGGTAATCTACACGGCACCACCAGGCGCTGTGAATCACTCCAACACCACGTCAGCGTTGATGGTTGCAATGGATTCGTTGGGAGGGTTTGCTGTGTCAGGCGTACCGGCACCGATGCTAACTATTATCAGGGAAGCTGCAAAATACAGCAAGAACCGGGCGCTCAAGGCCCGTATAGCAGAATCCTTGAAGCCAGTAAAATAAGAGTCTACAAAATACCACAGCAATAACTAATGACGGCTCTGCCGCATAGGACTTGAAGATGACCGGCAGACGAAGTTATGCGGATGTTTCATATGAGACGAACCAAGATATTGCGGACAAAGCCGTGAAGAAAGTCTTCGCCATACTCGGCGTTGATATTGACAAGCCAGAGAGCATCGAGGAGTTCAGGGAAGACCTCCGATTTGGCCGTCGAATGCGTAAACTGGCCGATCACGGGTCAATGGCGCTGATCGGAACCCTGGTCGCTGGCATGTGCGTAGCAATTTGGGCTGGTATTGCATCCAAAACTGTTGGACAATGACCGCGAGTGTGTCTGTGACTGCTGACTCTTCCCCCATATCCGACAGCATGAGGTTCGATTCCTCAACACTCATCTTTTTATAGGGGGTCAACCGGCAAGTTATTCCCAGAAAATCAGCCTGCTAACGCGGGCTTTTTTGTGCCTGTAACTTGACAGCGGGCGTCGTCAATGGCAAAGTTCTCTCCGCAAACGATCATATTTGAAGTTACCTTTAAGTTTGTGTCAGGGGACGACTCGCCAAAGTATCCCAACAAATTAGCGCCTTCATTGGCGCTTTTTTGTGCCTGCAATTTAGCCAGGCGACACGTTTCTGTATTCCCCGCCACTCAATCATCCACAGACGCATTCTAAGCCGTTCTGAGGCGTTTTTGCGCCCTACCCTATACATTGTATAGCTTATGAATCAATCCCCTATGGATGCCCTTAAATCATATATCTGTTTGGCGCATATTTTTGTGCCATTGTTGCAATTTCATGCGCGGTAAAGTGTTGTTGATAGGGCGTACATATAAAGAACCCTACTTGTCCCCTTTTGCCAAATGTTAATCATGTCACTCGTACGTTAATCATAATTGTCGTACGTCTAGCATGATTGTTTACCCGGCGAACCGTAGCAAATGTAGCAAGTGTAGCTGTAGCAACTAGGGGTCTACCGGGCATACACCCCCCCTCTACCGGGTAGACCCCCCCTAATTTGCACATTAATATAGATTATTTATAAATAAGTACAGAAAGTCTTTTACTTTAGGGTGAAACCCGATATACTGATCACAACAGAAACGGGAAGGGACAAAAAAATGAACAACATCCAAGCAATCGAAAAAAGAATCAACGAAGGCACCTACGGCGAGCAAGTTTTGCGATTCAGAGGTTACGCTTTGATAGGGTCTGCGGCACACTTGGTAGGAGGTTCTGATTGGAGGCTGTTCATTTCCGCGAACACGCTGGAAGAAGCAGAAGAAATGATCCAGGAAGAAGGGTTCAGGGGTGACATTTACCTGATTATGGATGGCAAAGAAGAATTTGAACCAAAGCTGATCAAATAATAATCCACCGGGGCTTCGGCCCCACCACTGAGGTTAAATCTATGCTAAATGATCCATTCCAATTAGTTTTAGCATTAATTTTGGCCGTACTAATAATGATATTCGAGGAGTTAAAATGAGCAACGTCGAACTGGTGGAAGTGATGATGATCTTTGTGCTGTTGTGGTATGTCGGGGCAGCTCTGGTTGAAGGGACTCGGGACATGAAAAAGCCAATGGCAACACGAACAAGGAAAAAGAAATGATCACAATTAAAAGTTATACAGTCGTTCTGACTGACGGTACAACGGGTGCCTTTTCAACATGCTTTTTGAGCGTTGATCAGCTAATTGGAAAAAGGGTCAACATCAGAACAAAAGATGAAAATGGAAAACTGTGTGAGAAGCGCGGTGAGCTTGCCGAGATACTTGAGGAGTGGAATTAATGAAAGATTATCGAATTAACGTCACAATAAAAAATGCTCTTTTATTGAGTGCCATCGAAAAGGCTGGCTATAAATCAGGGCAGCATTTCGCTGAGATGGTCGGTGTCAGTTATTACGGAGTTCTTCTGCCATATGTTAACCTGACTCGCTCACCGATTAGAAATGATGGCCTTGTAAGAGATTGCGCGTGGGATTTGTGCGATTTTTTGGGCGCATCTCCATCCGACTTGTGGTCAGACAATCAACTTGCCCCGTTAAAAACGAACAAATCAAGCGTTGACATGGGCATCGATGGAATACGAGCGTTGACTCTAGATGGCCCTGAAAAAGTAACCAATCAAGAACAGGTAAAAAAAATTATTGGAAATGCTCTGGAATCGTTAACTGAACGCCAGGCAATGGTTATTAAAAAGCGATTTTTTGATGGTTTGACAACGGATGAAATTGCAGACGAATTGAAATTGTCTGGCGCGCGAATCGGGCAGATTCAAAACAAGGCGATTCGGAGGTTGCAAACAAAATATGCTGAAGGCAAGGAGTTGATCGGTTTAAATTATAATAGAAAACATTAAAGGAGTGTGACTATGAGTATTGATTGCATTTATTCAAAAACAGAGCAAATGATTGCCAGATCGGTCAGGAATGAAATCGCAGTAGAAACATACTCAGTTGATGAGATGATTGACTGGGAAGTCTACTGTTCAAACGCCGACAACGGATTTGGCGGAGACATCACCACCGGAAAGCGATTGCCAACCCTAGCAGAATGGGTTAATCGCAAATAACGCAGTCATCGTTAATGCACCGCTGCGCGTATGGCGTTAGGTGCGACTCACCAACCACTTGATCGGCCAGGTGATCAATTAGGTCATCAATTGTATCTCTGGCTCG